ACGCATGGACATTTAATAGAATTGATAAAAATCCAGGATATGAAATTGATATGACAACATATTCAGTGGAAAATAAGAGAAAATTTGAGACTTCTGACCATTACATGTATAAAATTACTAATTTGGACCAAAAATAAATAAATTTTTAGTTAAAATAAGTTGAAACAGCATTCAATGGGCAAACATTTGCTCTTAGAAGTGTATAATATTGCCTCAGAGGCAATTAATGATGCAGAATCACTTCAAAATGCCATGATTAGAGGCATTCAACGTGCAAAAATGGACATTTTAAACACATTTTTGCATCATTTTGATCCACAAGGATGTACAATCGTCATTGCACTTGCAGAAAGTCACGTTTCTTGCCATACTTGGCCAGAAAATCAGTGTTTGGCAATTGATGTCTATACCTGTGGTGAAGGAAACCCGCGTTTAATTGCCTTGGAAATTTTAAAATACCTTGATTCGGACTCATATTCGATTCGTGAGGTAGATCGTTAAATAGAATTAAGGAGATAGCAACCTCCTTTATAAAAGTTCTGTTTTATCAATTAAAACAGGAGCTAAAATGTCTAATTTACCGACCGATAGAGATCGGAATTATATGAGAGAAATGTGGGGCACTACTAAACTAATCACGGATTATGATGCAACACCACAAAAAAGAGTGATTCAAGAAATTATGCACGATGAAATGGATCACAAAAAGCATCATTTAAAAGAACAATCTGAATTGCACTCAAAAATTCGCAATGATGAAGATTATGATGATTGGGAATATGGAACAGAACCAAATTACGGAGTAGGTCTATAAATACAAATACATAAAATTATCTCATCGATGCCGGTTCAAAGAATATCTAGAGGATTTAAAGATATTAGTCTCTCATTTGACATGCATCCTGTGACAAAAGACATCCTTGTCCTTAAAAATGAGGATGCGATTAAAAAATCAATTCGAAATATCATTCAAACTATTCCTAGTGAAAGATTTTTTAATCCTTTATTTGGTTCTGATGTTCGAACAAGTTTATTTGATTTTATTGATTTTGGAACGGCATCAATTCTTGAACAACAACTGACTGTTGCAATTGAAAACTTTGAACCAAGGGTCAGAGATGCAAGGATTGAAGTCATACCCAGACCAGACTTAAATTCATTTGAAATGGTAATATCATACACAATTGTTGGACAAGAAGTACCTCCACAACAATTTACATATCTCTTAGAGGCAACCAGGTAATATAAAATGCCTTTTACAAAATTTACAAATCTAGATTTTGATCAAATTAAAACTTCAATTAAAAGTTATCTTCGTGCAAATTCAACTTTCACGGATTTCGATTTTGAAGGGTCTAATTTTTCTGTATTAATCGATACTTTAGCATATAATACTTACATCACGGCATTTAATTCAAACATGATCGTGAATGAATCCTTTTTGGATTCTGCAACTTTAAGAGAAAATGTTGTTTCTTTGGCGAGAAATGTTGGTTATATCCCCAGATCTAAATCTTGTGCAAGAGCAGTTGTATCATTTACAATTCAAACTGCAAATCAGTCTGGCCAATTAACTTTAAAAGCAGGACTTGTTTGTGTCGGTGCAGTCGATAATACCACCTTTACATTTTCAACTCCTGAAGATATTACAGTTAATATTAATAATGGCGTTGCGGTTTTTGATAAACTTGAAATTTATCAGGGAGTATATCTAACAAAATCTTTTTCCGTCGATAACTCATACAATCAAAGATTTATACTAGATAATTCAGATATTGATACATCAACTATCGTTGTGAGAGTTGGAACCCGAGAATATAAAAAAGTTGATAATATTTTAAAAATTAATAAAAATTCTGAAATCTATCTACTTCAAGAAATTCAAGACGAAAAATATGAAATTTTATTTGGAGATGGAATCATTGGTAAGAAGTTAGTAAATGGAGACTCCATTGTAATTAGTTATCTAACGACTCAAGGAAAAGATGGAAATGGTCCATCTTTATTTTCATATGCTGGCACAACGGTTGATGCTAACGGACTTTTTCTAAATCCATCAGGTTCTGTTTCCGTCACAACGAATACTCGATCAGCAGGAGGAGGTGATATAGAGACAATCGAGTCAATCAAATATTTTGCCCCTAGAATATATTCCTCTCAATATCGTGCAGTGACTACAAGAGACTATGAGGCAATTATTCAGTTAATTTATCCTAACACAGAATCTGTTTCAGTTATAGGTGGTGAAGAATTAGATCCACCTCAGTTTGGAAAAGTTTTAATTAGTATTAAACCAAAAAATTCAACTTCAATATCTGATTTTGTAAAAACACAAATATTAAACGATCTTAAAAAATATGCAATTTCTGGAATCAACCAAGAAATAATCGATATTAAACTTCTGTATGTCGAAACTGAAAGTGATGTATATTATGATTCTTCAAAAGTTACAAATGTAATTGAACTAAAAAATAAAATTAGTTCTTCAATTAATACATATTCAAAATCAATTGATTTGAATAAATTTGGTGGTAGATTTAGATATAGTAAACTTCTTCAAGTTATTGACAATGTTGATACTAGTATCACATCAAATATCACTAGAGTTAAAATGAGAAGAAACATGAAATCTATTTTAAATGTAAACGCCCAATATGAATTATGTTTTGGTAATCAATTTCATAAAAATATATTAGGATTTAATATAAAAAGCACAGGATTTAAATTAATAGATGATCCACAGACAGTTTATTTCACTGATGTCGCCTTTGAAGATAGTGATATTGGAATACTTTCCATTGTTAAGCCTACACTAGATCCAAACACATTTGAGATTGTTAAAAAATCTGTTGGAACAGTTGATTATATCAAAGGTGAATTAATCATCAATACAATTAATATTATTTCAACCAGTTTAGATGACGGAATCATAGAAGTTCAAGCGTATCCAGAATCAAATGATGTAATAGGACTGCAAGATTTATATTTAATTTATGATACTACTAAAAGCACTATAAATATGGTTAAAGATACCATATCTTCTGGAGAACAAATTTCGGGAGTTAACTTCCCTGTTAAATCCAGTTATTCGAACGGAAAATTAACGAGGTAGTGATAAAGATATGATCACAACTGGTTTTGACGCTAGAGTCAAAGTACAACAAATAATTGAAAATCAGTTACCAGAATTTTTATTATCAGAATCACCAAAACTGACAGAATTCTTAAAGCAATATTATATTTCGCAAGAGTATCAGGGTGGTCCGATTGACCTTGCAGAAAATTTAGATCAATATTTAAGTTTAGATAATCTAACTCCAGAAGTCATTTCAGGAATTACTTCAACTAGGAGTGGTGTAACTACAACATCAACAACAGTTTTAGTTGATTCAACAAAAGGATTTCCCAAAACATATGGTTTATTTAAAATTGATGATGAAATCGTAACATATACAGGTATAACTACAAATTCATTTATCGGATGTATTCGTGGATTTAGTGGTATTACATCTTATAGAAATCAACTTAATCCAGAAGAACTTATCTTTTCATCTTCCTCCGCATCTGCTCATAATAACAAAACCATAGTATATAATTTAAGTTCTTTATTCTTAAAAGAATTTTATAAAAAAATTAAATATTTGATTGCACCTGGATTTGAAGATGTTGATTTTGTTAAAAATTTAAATATTAATAATTTTTTAAAACAACTTCGCAATTTTTATGAAGGAAAGGGTACAGATGAATCCTTTAGAATTTTATTTAATGTTTTGTATGGGGTTACTCCAAAAATTATTAATCTTGAAAATTTTCTATTAAAATCTTCTAATGCAAAATTTATAAGAAGAGAAGTATTAGTTACTGAAAGAATTGAAGGTAATCCAAATCTTCTAGTTGGTCAAACTATTAAAACAATTGATGATAGTGCTGCTGGTCCAGTATCTGAAGTTGAGATTATTACTAGAGGTAATAAAATTTTTTATAAGTTACAATTGTTTGCTGGATTTAGTGAAAAAAGTTTGATTGAGGGCACATTTCAAATTACACCCAAAACTAAAGTATCAGATACTGTTTCTGTAGGATCCTCTGTTATCACTGTTGATAGCACAATTGGTTTTCCAGAATCAGGAAATTTAGTTTCTGGTTCTAACACAAATATTAAGTATACAAATAAAAGTGTTAATCAATTTTTTGGATGTTCTGGAGTAACTAATATTATTCTAACATCAGATAATATTAGATCTGATAAAATTATATATGGATATGAAAATGGAGATGAAACAAAACTTGTTAAACTGAGAGTTACCGGTATTCTTTCAGATCTTGAGAATAAAGATAAATTTACTCTGTTGCAAAAAGACGATCAACTATCAATTAAGAATATAGGGGAAAAAATATTTAATAATAATAAAAATTACAAGGAATTTTTCTTTAATACATGGATTTATAATGTAAGATCAAGATATGAAATTAAATCATTTTTAAATAACCAAGTTACTTTACACGAAAATGCAGATAAATCGAGTCTTAAAATTGGTGATATTGTCGATATTTTAGATAAAAATTCTGAAAATATCATTGTCCCAGATGCCATAGTTTTAACTATAAATTCTAATTTAGTTTCTCTCAATAAAAATATTACTGGTGTAAATTTAAATAAAAAACTAAGTATACGAAGAAGATATAGTTATGCAACCACTGGTTCACCATCAAATATAAGTTTGAATTCGTCTAAAATTTTATCTAATATTCAAAATACTTACAATGAAAATGACGAACACGCTTATATAGCTTCAAATTCTTTACCAGATTATGCAATTACAAAAAAAATATTTGTATCATCAATATCAATTAATTCTTCATCTATCATAAGTGATATCTACAGAGGGTATAATCCACTTACAGATTTATATTCAATTTTAACATTTGATGATGATGTTTCATTTATAACAGGAGATGAAGTTGTTTATACTGGATCAAACACTGAAATTTTAGGTCTAAAATTTGGTAGAAAATATTATGTTGAGGTTTTAAAAATTGGAACAAGAAAAAATCAAATAAAATTATATAATTCTAGATCTTTTATTGTTACACAAAATGCCGTTGAGTTTAGTCGAAATGCAGATATTGCAACACATACATTCACATTACTACAACACTATAATAAAACTCTTTCCTCAAAAAAATCTTTATCAAAAATTCCTCTAGTTCCTAATATACAATCTGGAACGGACCAATTGACAGAAGTTGGTCCAATTGGCACATTAATTAATGGTGTTGAAATTATTAACTATAAGAGTAATGATAAAATTTATTATGGTCCTTTAGAACAAATTAAAATATATAACGGTGGTGTAG